CTCTTTTGAACAGTGGATGAACGGGATTAATCAACACCAAGAGAACACTGGGTTAACACAACCAAGTTCTTATATGGCTGATATGATCGTTGAGCAACTGGATAAAGATGGTACAGTTAAAAAGAAGTATGATATTCGTGGCACATGGCCATCAGCTCTCGGTGAGATTGCTGTTGATTATAGCCAAGAAAATGTTATTGAGGAGTTCACGGTTGAACTACAAGTTCAATATTGGGAATCTAATAAGACAACGTAAATCATCATAATAACTTAAGGAGTGCCCTCGGGCACTCTTTCTTAAGTGTTATAAATAATATTTAAGAAAGAGTGTAAAGGATATTAAATGGCAAAAGACAACAACAGATTATTCGGTTTTAGCTTTAAAAGAAAAGCCGTAGACGATAAAAAGAAACCAGTATCATTCGCATTAGACAATGAGGATGGTGCATATGAAATTTCTCCCACTGGCGGATACTTCGGTCAGTATATGGACTTACAGGGAGATAGATTCCAATCAGACAGAGATTTAGTAATGAAATACCGTCAGATATCTTCTTACCCAGAAGTAGATATGGCGATTGAAGACATTTGTAATGAAGCTATTACAGAAGAGAGTGGAATTATTGTTAATCTAAATATGGATAACCTTGAACAAAAGGATAGTGTTAAGGAATTAATCCAAGATGAATTTCAAAGAATATTAAATCTAATTAATTTTAAAAATTCAGCATACGATTTATTTAGACGTTGGTATACTGATGGTCGTTTATTTTTTCATGTTATTATTAATGATAGCAAAATAGATGCTGGTATAATTGAACTAAGACAGATAGACCCGACTAGAATCCGTAAGGTTAAGGAAGTTGAAAAGGTTAAAGACCCTAAGACAGGAGCAGAGCTTACTAAAGAGGGAGATGAATACTACATATATCAAGATGAGAACCTAGTCCAACAAGGAGAAGGTTTAAGAATCCATACTGACTCTATTATTCAAGTTAATTCAGGTCTATTAAATGATGAACGCAATAAGGTTATTGGTTATTTGCAGAAAGCTCTTAAACCTTTAAATCAGCTCAGTATGATGGAAGACTCTCTAGTCATCTACAGGATTTCAAGAGCACCTGAGAGGCGAATATTTTATATAGATGTTGGTAACCTACCTAAAGGCAAGGCGGAAGAATACCTTAACAATACTATGAATAGGTATCGCAATAAGATAGTATATGACCCAACCACTGGTAATATTAAAGATGAAAAGATTCATCGTAATGTTATGGAAGATTTTTGGTTACCTCGTAGAGAGGGTGGTCGTGGTACTGAAATTGATACTCTACCAGGTGGTGCAAATCTTGGCGAAATTGAAGATGTTCAATACTTCCAAAACAAATTATACAGGGCTTTAAACATTCCAATGAGCAGACTACAAGAAGCTGATGCATTTTCAGTTGGTCGTTCCTCAGAAATTACTCGTGATGAGCTTAAATTTCAAAAGTTTATAGACCGAATTCGTAACAAATTCTCAGTAATGTTTTATGAGATACTAAAAAGACAATTAGTTCTCAAAAAGATTATTGTCCCAAGTGACTGGGTTAATATAAGAGAAGGCATGAACGTTGAATACTCACGTGATAATTACTATGCTGAACTTAAAGATTCAGAGATTTTAAAAGAAAGAATAGAAACAATTCAGATGATGGACGAATATATTGGTCTGTTCTGGTCTAAAGACTGGGTACGCCGTAATATTCTTAAGTTGACTGATGATGAAATTAAGGATATTAACAAGCAAAACAAAGACGATCCATTGGAGCCTGGTGATATTAACCCAGATTTATCCAATGCACCGATATAATTATTCCTGAAAATAACATTATTATAAATACTATACAAGGATTATGAGTACAAGAAATTTAATTGATAACATAAAGAAGGGTGACGCACAAAAGAGCAATAATGTATTTAATAGCATTATGCATGACAAAATTTTGAATGCGTTGGATTCACAAAAACAAGAAGTTGCTTCACAGATGTATGGAGCATCAAATAATGATACTCCAGTAGCTGAGGAACCTGCTGCGGAGACAGTAGCAGGAGAAGAAGCAACAGATGTTGACGTTTAAAGAATCTTTTAATGAAGTAATAGAAGCTAAATTAAAATTACCCTCTGGTGAAAAGGTAATCAAGCAATTAACCAAGCTTGGAAAGAAAAAGAACGTGACTGCGGTCATTACTAGCAAGTTTAATCTGTATATAGATGGACAGAAGCTAGATAAATATCGTTCTGCAAAAGACGCCGAAAAGGCAGTCAAAGAATTCATCAAATTAATGGGAGCATAAATGAAGCTAATCACAGAATATACAGCCCACCAGCTGGGATGCGTTATTGAAGAAGGCACGGGTGGCAAGAAGAATACATTCTTAGAAGGCGTGTTTATGCAAGCAGAGAATAAAAACAAGAATGGTAGGATTTATACCAGGGAAGTTTTAACATCTGCCGTTGACAGATTTGTTAACGAAATGGTTATTACAGGGCGTGCAGTTGGTGAGTTGAATCACCCTGACAGTCCTTCCATTAATTTGGATAAAGTTTCTCACAGAATTACCGAACTTAATTGGGACGGTAATAATGTGATGGGAAAAGCACTTATTTTAGATACCCCTATGGGTCAAATTGTTAAAGGTTTGGTTGAAGGTGGCGTCCAACTTGGAGTGTCAAGTCGTGGTATGGGAAGTTTGGATTACAAAGATGGTGCCAATTATGTTAAGGATGATTTCATGCTTAATACTATTGACATTGTACAAGACCCATCAGCTCCTAATGCATTTGTAAATGGCATTATGGAAGGAGTTAATTGGGAAGATGATGGCGGAGGTCATTATGTTAAAGTCCAAGCATTTGAAAAAGGTGAGACAGAAGTGATAGAGTCGAAGGTTCGTTTTTCGGAAGAGAAACAAACTAAAGGTTTTGAGCATTTCCTCTCTGAACTATAATCTCTAAAGGAGAAAACAATGTCTGAAGTAATTAAAGACGAAGTTGAAACTGTAGACGAGGTTATTGTGGAGGATACGCAAGTAGAAGCTCCGGAATTAGATATTCCAGAAGCGCCTCTAACAGCAGCTCGTACAGTATCAGCAATACAAGCTTCTTTGGCTGAAATGTCTAAAGAGGGCCTTGACGAAATCTTTGAAGCAGCGGAAAAAGCTAAAGCTAAAGCAGCTAAAGTGGAAGACGATGAAGAAGAAGAGGACGATGAAGGCGATGAAGACGAAGGAGATGTAGAAGTAGAAGGTAAAGACTCTAAAAAGGAAAGTAAAAAATCCAAGAAAGAGGCTAAGCAGGACGAAAAGGAAGACCTTAAAAAGGAAGACCAACCTGACAACAAGACAAAACCATTGAAGAAGAAGAAAGCTAAGGCTGACGACGGAAGCGAAGGTGATGTGATTGAGAAGAAAGGTAAATTTAAGGAAGACCTAGACGCACTAGTTAAAGACGAGGACACATTGTCCGAAGGCTTTAAAGAGAAAGCTGCTACTATCTTTGAAGCTGCATTAAATTCAAAAGTCAATGCTGAAACAGCAAAATTGGAAGAAAGATATGAATCCGATTTGGCTGGCGAAGTTGAAGCTATTAAAGAAGATTTAGTTGACAAAGTAGACGGGTACTTAACGTATGTCGTTGAAAATTGGATGAAGGATAATGAGGTTGCAATTGAGCATTCTTTGAAGTCTGAAATCACTGAATCATTTATACAATCACTAGGTCAGTTGTTTGCAGAGCATCACATCAATGTTCCTGACGATGCGGGAGATATTTTAGATTCCCTATCTGAAGAGTCAAAAGATGCAAAAGCTCAGTTAAACGATGCAACCGAAAGAAATATTGAATTGGCAGAGAAGGTTAAGAGCTATCAAAGACAAGACATTATTAGTGAGGCATGTAAAGGTTTGGCCGCAACTGAAATTGCTAAATTGACTGAATTGACAGAGGCTATTGAAGCTGATGACAATGAGCAATTTACAGCTAAAGTAGCTACAATTAAGGAATCTTACCTTAACAAAGATACCCCGGCGGAAACATCAGAAGTTGATGCAATCACCGAGGATTCAAAAGAACCCCAAGAGGTTTCTGCTCAAATGCAGAAATACTTGGACGCGATGGCGCGAACTTAATCAATCCATAAGGAGATAAAAATGGAAGAAATTAATCAAGTACAATTACAGGAAAAATGGGCTCCTGTTCTAGATTCTAAAGATGCCGGTAAAATTGTTGACGCTCACAAGCGTGCAACACTTGCCGTAATTCTTGAGAACCAAGAAAAAGCTTTCGCACAAGAAAGCGCTCAACTAACTGAAGCTGCTGCAGCCAACGCCACTACTGGTGGTACTGGCAACATGGCAAATTGGGACCCTGTCCTAATTAGTTTAGTTAGACGTTCTACACCTGCTCTTTTGGCATTCGATTTAGTTGGCGTACAGCCAATGACTGGTCCTACTGGTCTTATCTTTGCTATGAAGAGTCGTTATGGTACTCAAGGTGGTACTGAAGCATTATTCAATGAAGCTGACACAAGCTTCTCAATGGGTGCTGGTTCATCACCTTCAGCTACTGTTAGTGCTGATATGTTTGCTGGTGACTCAGGTGATGCTGACGCAGTAGATGACTACACCCCAGGTGCTGGTCTAGCTACAGCATCAATGGAAGCACTAGGTACAACTGGTGGTACAGCTATTCCTCAAATGGCGTTTTCAATCGAAAAGACTACTGTGACTGCAAAGTCTCGTGCTCTTAAAGCTGAATACACAATTGAATTAGCTCAAGACCTTAAAGCGGTACATGGTCTTTCTGCAGAAACTGAATTGGCAAACATTTTGTCAACTGAGATTCTTGCTGAAATGAATCGTGAAATCATCCGTACAATTAACCTTAACGCTGTGACTTCGGTTCACGGATATGGCGCTCCTG